GACAGTTTATTATTTAGCTTATACCATTAATGATATGCACAGTCTCGGTGTGCAATAATGACTAAAACTACCTAAATGAATGCTGCAATATACATTGTAATGCATAAAAAACCCCCCAGCCAAATACGAATCGGTCTGGGGGGGTGAAGGTAGGCTCGCAACGACTTTTAACGAGCCTAAATTGGTAAGTAACAGTCCGTTTCAGCTCCTGGTGGACTAGGCCAGGTCAAAAGGTCAAGGGAGACCTCAGCTTAGGGGGTAAATCATTAACTCGTACCCTACAAAAGCGGCTAGCAAAAGGGTCGTGGCAATAAGGTGTATCTTATACACTACTACCGGCTCAGTGACCCACGCTCTAAAACTACTGGCTTTTGCCTCGATGTAAGACTGCCTGATGGCTTTGTCAGCGTGCTTGTTAGCCTCATAAATTAGCGTTTTAACGTCCATTAGTGGCTCCCCATTACAAGTCTATCTAAATAAATTAAATCCTGATACGAGTCCATTACAAGCTCTTCCATACTAGGCTCCAGGTACATGTATAACTGATGTCTAATTTCTTCAAGAAAGTCAGGCGTATCCAGTATTGCCTCAAAGTCGTCCAGAGCCTCCGACAAGTAAGCATCATTATCCACATCTTTAGCGTTCCTGTCAGCAGCATCGCGGAACATTGCTGCAGCCATCCTAGAGGTAGCGTCCTCGCTGTAGATAGCCTCTAGGGCCAATAAGGGCTTATCGCTAACCGTGTGAGGAAATACGTCATCCATCCAAGTCGGGTGAGTAATTAGCCAGAGAGCGATAAGTCCGTCCTTAGTCTTATCTGGCAGTTCCTGATAGCTGCCCTCCCACATTGGGGTTTCGTCGCGTATAAGGCCAACAGCGTCATTTAATACTTTGTAAGACATTAGCACACCCCCAGCTTAATGCAGTCAAAGTAAGACATATTTGATACCAGGCCATAGATAATTAATATTATCGCAACCCCTACAAGCTCCTCGCGGCTTTCAGCTATATCCTGCTGCGCCTTGATTCGAGCATTGGACTCTTTTAAACAGCACTCATTAATTCTCATGTTATTCCCCTTGTTTTTTGATTGCCCCCCGTAGGGGGCGGTTAAATTAAGCAGCTTGCTTAAAAGTATTTAAAAGAATATTTAGTTCTATTAGAGCAAACTCGCATCCCTTGATTCGGTCTTGATCATCGTTCTTTATGTTTGACTGCAATGCAGCTTCGAGGTCAGCAATTTGCGCGTTGATGGTTGCTTCGATAGTTGTAATAGTCATTTTGTTGCCCTTTGTTTTTTGATTGAGGTGTAATAATACCCCCCAACAAATAAACTGTCAAGCTTTTCGGTTACAAATAGATGAAATTAATTATATTTTGCGCTTTTAATTAGGTTATCTTTAGCCCACAAAGGTTGCAAATTTGATGGGTGGTTAATTACATCAAAATCATTTATACCATTATCTAAAAAATCTTTTATTGGCCTAATGTGATCAATATGCCATTCCTTCCTATTCTCCCAGCTCATCCCCTCACAAAATAAAGACTCTATCCGACTAACAACAAGATTATCTTTCTTGATCAGGAGCCATCTTAAATGCGCTCTTATCCTATTAGATACTTTAGTCCTTGCGTCATCTCTCTTGCAGTTAAAGCAAGTCTGGCATTCCAAAAACCTTTTCTTTGGGCCGACACCTGTAACGCATTCACACCCATCATCTTGCCACAACCCGTCGCTTAAATATGATTCCCCGCTACCAAAACATAAATCACACCGGCTGCTAGGACGGTAATAATCAAAATCCAAAAAAGAAAGCATTTTCTGCCCGCAACATATATCCATAATATTCCCCGTTATTTAAATTAATTATATGAGACTGGCTCATAGCTCTCATCAGCGGTCATTTTCTTATGCTCTTCTCTGTAGTGCTTGGCTATCTCTACCCTGAGCTTTTTGTTGGTTGGCATCAGCACCTGCCACTTCTCCCTAAGCATATCCAGGTGGCCCTGGCCCAGATGCGACTCCAGCCATACACTGAAGTCGAGCGGATTCGCCGTAAACACCTTATGGCAGTAGTGGCACAGGCATAGTGCGTTATCCATAGACCAGCGCACCGACTTAGCCGCCCTGCCCCAGATATGTGCGCACTCCATCCTGCCATCCTGCTTGCCGCAGTGCTCGCACTGGAAGCCAGCCTTCTGCCTTACTACGTCGCTAAACCACTTGTCTGCAGCGTCGCGCTTAATCGGCATCGTCGAATATCTCGCGGCTAATTAGCTTCGCCAGGTACCACTGCGCTTTCTGCAGGTCCTCGACAGGGTTGTTCTTATAGGTATACCTCCACAGATACTTCATGCAGTTGCCTTTCAGATATCCGCGAAATGCCTCTGGGGTCATAGACTCCTCAATGGCCTCGATACACTCGATGCCGCCGGTTCTGTAATGGCTTGGGCTGTTGACCGCATCATCTTCTGGCCAATCTTCGATAGCCGGTATAGATTCCTTTAATCGTCGCCAGTCTTCGCTTGTAGCGTGCTTCATTCTGTATTCTCCTCAATTTGGATTTTAATTTCATCAGGCGTATCAAGATCGCAGCGATGACATAAACCATAGCTATCACCGTGATCATCAATCCAATACGACAGAGCGATTCCACATTCACAATAAAGCCTTTTAATGTGGGTCTTCTTTTTATGCAGCGAAATAACATCACCCATCCAAAGCCTCCACTGTAATCTTCACCCTGGAGTCTTCACCGTATTTTTTATGGTAGACAATAGCCGTCATGCTTCGCTCTGATCCATATCCCGAATCTGAGTGCCATTGGTCTGTAGAAGTAAGGGAACCGAACCAGGAGAACTGCATGCTGCCATACTCCCGGCTGACATGGTGGTGGATATGCCCCAGGAGACAGTACCTATTCTTATGTGATGACCACTCGCTGTCCAGGTTCTTGATAACCGTCTGCAGTATCTGCTCTGGCTTTATCCGGTCCCCGTGGTGGTAGACCCACATATTATTGCCCCACTCAAAATGTAAAAACTTTGAGTAGTTTTCTAGCACATTTACCCTGGGCTCTTTCTGATACAGAATCTCCAAGCAGCTAGATAAATGACAGGCCATATCGCTGTCATGGTTGCCCCGCACATTTACTACTATGACGTTTTTGTGGACCGTCAGCATCTTGTCGATCAACATCTGGAACAACCTACCAGCCAGCTTAAACGTCTTGCCGATTCGAGTATCTACATCTACCCTGGTCCCAGCGGTGGTCTCGTTTTTGCTTGAGTCGGCGTGGAAGAAGTCACCCACGTTTAACAGTATCGCGGTCTCACAGTCACCTACTCTGACTAACAGCCTATCGACAGCGTCAATAAGAACCTTGGTCGCTATCTTGATATCCCAGTCGTCGTTGTCCAGCTTGGTAGCGGCATCGGCGAGCATCCCGTAGTGGTGGTCACCTATGATATAGGTGGCAAGATAGTCGGCATTAACTTTCTTTGGCGCTTTGACCGGCTTCTTAAATCCAGCCAGGTCATCCTTCATGCCCTCCATCATCGCCTCAACCTTCTCTTGCAGGCTGCGCTTCAATGGCTCTTGGATAACCCATTGCAGGGCTATATCACCCTCGGAGTTGAAAGCAGTCGAAACTCGCTTCGCCTCAAAGCCCTCCATGGTCTCATTGTCTACATTGCGGTGCGGTGCCACTGCTTTAATGGCGGCCCGGCCCTCAATAGCTCTTAACGTCCTATCTACAGTGCGCCGATCCAACCCCAGGGCTTTTGCTGCCTTGTTATTGCTTCCGTGATTTATAACAGCTTGGCATATCTCGGCCTGGCGCTCAGTTGCTGCAAAGCTGATTAACTTACTAGCGCTTAGTTTGGACATTCTATTGTTCCTGCTTTCGCTTCAGTTCAGTGTACTCATTGTACTCTGGTAAAGATAAATAAACACCCTTCTCAATCGCCCAGGCATAGACCTGGTCCATGAAAAAACACATCTCCCCTTTCTTTAGGCTTGCGGTGCTTTGTATCTGGTCCTTTAAAGTAGTCTGCCCAACCTTAATTGTTTTGGTCACCAGAAACTTATGCTTCATCATCCACTTAACGCCATCTGGCGTAGCGTCAGGAATTTTCGCTATAAACTTGTCACTGAGCTCCCGGCACCACTTGTGAAATAATGCGTTCTGGTCCAGCGTCCTGGTATCCACCCACGGCTCCAGCTTGATTGATAAAGGGATGGAGTAATCCCAGTCCTGCAAGCGCTTGATGAGGTGCGGAACCTTCTTTTCCACTTCAGTTGCGTGCGATATCTTTACATGGTCTCCCTGGCTCATAACTTCACCCTTAAAAACTTGTCCGACAGCTTCATCGTGCTAGTCTCCAGGCGATCATATAGGCTGGCTTTCGACTTACCAATACCGCCAAATGCGTCGTCAACCTCCCTTACCTGCCTGTCGCCAACCTCAGCCCTGCCTACCATCCTGGAGTGCATTGTCTTGTTCTTGATGCCAGTCAGTATTGATATCTCGCGCAACGTGTATAGCTTGCCGGTCACCAGGTTGTCATGGGTTCCGATAAACTTGTACGTCCTTGGATGTTTGCCAGACGACCTGGGCTCTAATCGCTTATCAGGCATTCTTCAGCTCCCCATCGTAATAAAATCCAAACTTGTCGAGATAATACTGCTTCATCGACAATTGCGCATCTGTATCCAGCCAACTAATATCAGTCATCTGCATGTCGATAGACTTGGCCCTTATGCTTTCATTCTTGCCAGCCTTCTTGGCCATCGGAGAGCCGCCCTGGTTCTGCGCCCTAGCTAGCCAAGAGTTAACAAAGCGCTTGATGCCCTGCTTTGTTTTGCGTTTAGTTGGATTCGCGTCGCACCAGGACTCCATTGCCATGAGCTCTTGGTGAACATTGACGGCAGGATACGATCTCTGCC